CAGTGTGGCTATGCTTGACCCACCAGCACCGGCTAGAATAATTTTTCGCGTTGTACCACCGCTAATTGTTTGGTCGGCTGAGGCTAAAGGTGATTCTATTGTAGGCTTATTGTCTAAGTCGTTGTAATCAATTCCGCTCGTGTCCCCTGCAAACGTAATTGTCTGACCAGCCGCAAAGGCCCCTCCACCGCTAAATTGAAATGGAGAGGTAGTCCTGAAATCGCCACCAGAGATTTGCACGGTAGCTCTTGTATTGTCAGTGCTGCTACCTTGGATTTGGATTGCGCCAACTTCAGCCTCAGAGCCTGTTGCACCGGCCTGAACTGACACGCTAACAGTTCCAGGACTGCTTTCACTTACGTCAATAGTGGTATTTGGCCCCCCACGCAGCCTAGCGGTGTTTGCTGTACTTAAATCTAAACAGGTCTGCGTTTGATCCGTGATGCTAGTAAACACACCTAGCTTGTTGAGGCTGTTGCCTTCAATTTTCTTTCTCAGTGCGGAAACAGTACCATCTAGCGTTGAAATACTTCCTGTGTTGGTGCTTCCGGTGCTCTGATTAGCGGTAACATTAGTGCTTAAAGTATCTAGGTTCACCGCTCCGGTAACGGAGATTAAACCTAGTTTAGCTACCTCAGCCGGAGGAACACCGCCACTTGTTGTACTAGCCAATTTCCCCCCAAGAACTACAGGAGGCATGCCGCCGGTTTCGGGTACGCCCCTTTCAATGGTGTTGTTTACTTCTACAATAGTTCTGTTTTCACTATCCAACAACACACCTAGCAATTTCACCTCATCTCTATGTACGTTGATTACAGACTTTAATACAAGTAGAGTTTGAGTGGGGTTTTCATAATCGAAAACAAAGTTCTGGTAGGGCGCCACTTTTAAGTTGTTGGCAGCCTTAGATATAAGCAAAAGCTCATACATCTCTCGGTTTTTACTCCGAAAATTGTATGCGGATTTACATAACTCCTCATAGTTTCCTCGGCTTGTAGACGTAGTTGGTTGAGAAACTAATCGCCATCCTAAAGAGTATGGTGTTGTAACAGAATCTGCCGCATTACTATGAGTTAAATACCCAACTTCTCCGTGAGCACCCCTATATCGAGAGCCGAGAACAGAACGCCCCATAAAAAGGTGCTCGTAACCATTTGGCGAAGCCTCTGTAGCACGATATATGGTGTCAATGTCATCTTCTCCATTGCCTATGAAAACTCTTAAATTATCAATGTAGCAAGTGCCTGCAATTACATTCCCTAACCAGTTGTCACCGATAGACACGCTCCCTGGCGCAGCGTCAGGCAATAAGGTTCCTTCCGCAGTAAAACCTTTGATGTTGCAATCAAAAGTGACCCCTGTTTGCTCAGAAACACCCGCTGGTAAAGGAGGGGTTTGGAGGTCAATACGAATTTCTAAATAAGGGTTTGGAAAAGAAAAAGATATACCGCTCCAGTCATCATTCACAACCATGCTAGCCGGCTGGTTCGCAGTCCATGTGTTGTACGATTCGTTATCGTAACGAAGGTTGTTGTGCTCTCTTCGTCGCGTCCAACAGCCTACGGGATAAGTTGTAACCTCTCCTACATCATCGTCATATTGAATACCCTGTATGTTTGGTGTTGTGAGTTCAAGGTTATTACAGTCAAACTCAAAATTCCCTGCGGTTGTTTGCCAAGACGCTTCCCCCGCTTCAAGAGGATAGTACTGTCGGTCATTACCGCTAGACACACCGGGCGCAGTAGCATTGAGTGTTATAACGCCAAAGCTAGCCTCGTCAGTAAAGTCAGAAGATGACTTCTGAGTGATGGCCTGGTGAAGGTAATATGTACCAACTTTAATGGTAAAAACAGCAACTATTTTACATCCTAGCCACTGTTCTGCAACCCTAACTGCATTAGGCCCCGTACCAACATCTGATGCGGCTCCATTTCTTGGGTTTCTTAGTTTTATTTTTAGTTTACCCGTAATTCGTAACCCCGTGTCTGCACCCACTGTTGCGTTTGGATTGTGCAACCCACTAGTTGGCATTTCCTGCCTGTCTATAAGTCCTGAGCTAAATCCTAAGGGTAAACGAGGGCCTAATAATTGATTAAAACTAGGGCTAAAACTCGCTAGGCTAAGAAAAGTGGTAGAGCAATCTCGAAAAACGCTTTTAGCGCCGGCATCTTCGTGGATATATGACGCAGAAGATACAGCGGGGAGCCATGTCTCGCTACTTCCCGCCGCAACATCATAGTTCGCGGTTGAACCTGGCATAAACTTCTGAGCGTCAGAAGAAGATAAAGACTGCGATACTGAATCTTGAAAGTTGGGGTCGGTTAAACTGCGTTTGTCCGACTTCTTGCCATATCTCAAGTAATCTAAAGTTCCGGCGTCTAAATTCAGTAGAGGGCTAGAGCAAAAAAACCTTCCATGGGCATGAGACATACGCAAGCCCATAGCAATCATAATAGACTCAATGACATCGTAGCAGCTAAAAAACGCACCCTCTTCAATGAAGTTTCTACCGTAGGGATTCGCCCTAGATTTTGGCTGATAAAAGGCAGCAGCATTGCAGCCTGAATAAAACAAAGGGTCATCTGCGTAGTCTACATTGGCTGCCGGAGAACCAACCTGATCATAGTGATACAGATCGGACATGCTGACGAAGAAGTCATCTTGCTCTCCCCATAGCACCATGTGAGGCAGTGTTGCAAGGCACCTTCCAATGTGCTTGCGCAGTTTAGCAAACCCCTCGTAAGGAACTTGTTCAGAAACCCTATATGGGACGTCCTTGAGTAAGGAAAGTCCGTCAGAAAAGGTCAGGCTTAACCCCTTTGGAATCAATCCGTAGTCCGAAGACACGGTTTCCGGGCTAAGTACCCCTCTCCAATACGGAGTGTAACTGCCTGACACCTTTGTGTCTAAGGACAAGGCGAATTGCAACTCATTGCTAGCTGCAATATTGGTCAAGAGCTTCTCTTGGTCAGCGTCCTCAATAATTAAATCAAGCTTGCAAACAGATGAGATTATTGGTAATAAGTGGGTGTTATCGTCACCTCCATAGTCAATATTTATGCCGTCAGCAGCTATAGTAAGAGGCTTATACCCGCTAAATCCCCAACCAAGGGTATTTATATCTAAATCCCAAATCTGAACACGAAAAGCAGTCCCCGTAGATGAGGTGAATTCCGTCTGATACCGTACTTCTGCTGCCATTATCCAATGCGTGTAAGGCTCCGTCCAGAGCGTTGTGTTGAAAGAATCAAGTCCTGCCCTTGTAGTCTAAAACCTGGTCTTATACCTCCAGCAGGAGCACCGGAGGCAGAGCGAATAAAACTAAAGGTATCTGAGGCCACAGTGTTCAAGTTACCCGTGAATCCTGCCGCAATAAAACTGCCCAAACCACCAGTAGTACCTGATCTTCCACCACTTAGAGCAAAAAGAATAGCGTATAAAGCAATTAAGCCAATTACTTTTCTAATTACAATGTCTAAAGCTCTAAGCAAATTGTCTCTCATAGACTCCGCAAAACTTTTGACGCCCGTAATGGCATTTGAAAAAGCTCTTCCAATACCGTCTACAATGGGTGCCAATCCGGACAAAATAGCGTCAAATCGCTCAAATTCGTCTGCTTGAGCCTGGATTTCTATCGTTGTTTCAGCAACTGATGGACCCGTAAGTAGCCCTTTTTCACCAAAAATTTTGTCTACCTCCGCTTGAGCGTCACGGGCGGTTACCCCAAGGTCGCTAAGAGCATTTAATGCGCCTATTACGCCATCTTGAGTAGCGTCGTCAGTAAACAGTCCGAAATTAGGGTCTTGGTTTCTAGCAACGGCGGCAGCCAACTCGTTAGCTAGCTCTATTCTCTTCTTCAGCAGCCTTTCAGCTTCTTTATCCAAGGCTGCCTGCTCCGCTTTAGACGCAGCTATGTCCATTTCAAGCTTCATGGCTTCCTTCAAAGCCTTTTCCTCGTCTTCCCTGAGCTTCTTAGCTTCACCCTCTAAATCAGTCTTTAAGATTTCTATCTCTCTGATTCTTTGCTGTAGTTGAGCTATTTTATTAAAAGCATTTTGCTGGTCCTCAAGAGCCTTAGTGTTGTCTTTTATATTATTACCCGTGTTTGCGATTTGCTCAGCCGAAATCAACTCTGCATTGGCCTTAGCTAACAGTTTCTCTTGATCGGCTATAGCTGCGTTTTGCTTTCTGATGGCGAGAGAGGCAGCCTCTTGCAAAGCCACTACCTCCGACAAGCTCTTCTCTTGACTTTCAATCCCATCTACTGCATCGCTGACATCCACGGCAATATCAGCAAAAGCCTCGTCAGCACTTTTAGCGTTAGCGGCAAGCATTTCTGCTTCAATTCTTGCCTTTAAAAAAGCGCCTGCTAGGATAGTGAGCGCAGCAATGGCAGCCCCAATGGGACTGCTTAATGCAACGAATCCATCGACAAGAAGACTGAGGGCAAATAAGGCCGGTCCCGCAACAACACTGATTGAGATTAGTTGAGCAACGAACCTAGTAGTGCCAGCGTCCGCTGTCGTTAATGAATTTGCAAACGAGCTTAATCCGTCTGCAATACTGCGCAATTGAGGGCCAAAAGCGGTGCCCAAAGCAATGCCTACACCCTGAATAGAGTTTTTGATGAGCTCTACAGAGAAGAACAATCGGTCTTCAAGGCCTTCGGCAAGTTCCTCTGTAGCACCTGTAGCGTTGTTTATCTCATTTAACAAGCTAACATAAGCGTCCTGTTGATCTTGCAGTACTTTGGGTAGAATAGCGCCCCTAGCATTCGTGTCGTCAAGAATTTGATTGTATTCTGATTGACCGAAAACTAAATTTCTAAATTGCTTTTTAGCATCAGGAAACTTCTTGACCAAACTGTTCAGTGCAGACTTGAACTTGGTTCCGGCAATACCACCTTTGGTTCCCGCGTCAGCAAAAGTGCCCATAATAGCAACCGTATCCTCCAGGCTAAAGCCCAAGGTGTTTGCAATCGGTCCAACGTTTTTAAGCGCCGCCGCAAGGTCTGTAATCGTGAGCTGACTGTTCTTGGTTGCAACCGCAAAGATGTCTGAGACGTCACTAGCCTTGTCAAAACCAAGGTTGAATTGATTTAAAACCTGAGAAATCTGCTGACCCGTGTCAGAAAGGTCCAAATCGAAAATTGTGGCGAGGCTAGTAACGCCTTCACTCAAGCCAATGATTTCATCAGAACTGCGGCCTAAACGAGCAATCTCTAATTGAAACTTTTGAATCTCTGTAGCCGTAAATGCAGTTGCAATACCGAGCTGTTTGGCGTTCTCTGTAAGGCCTTCAATAGCCCTGTTGCCAGCAATAGATTCTAACTGGAAAGAGATGCGGTCAAATTCCGCAGCAGTTTGTATAGCTCCGGCAGCGACCAGGCCGAATCCAACAGAAACTCCTCGGCTAAGGGTTGAGCCAATAGTCCTAAAACTAGCACTGAGCTTCTGCAACTTGTTCTGAGCTAACTCAGAGTTGCGCAAAAACTTGGTTATGTCTAAGGTTAAGATTGCACTTAACCGACTAAATTCAACTATCGATGCCATTGATGTGCTTCATTTTCTCCATCAAAGCGCGAACTTCATCAGGATCTACCGACTGTGAATTTACATCCATCAGGGGGTGGAAGTCCTCTGGGGAAAAGCTTTTACCCTTACCGGAGTTCGCATTGGCAAATAGAGACATAAAAGAAGAGCACATGTCCCAACTTCTGGACAATCTCCACCTGTACCCCTCTACATAAAGGTAAAGGGTGACGGGAGTCATGTCCCAAAATTCAGACGGACTAAGGCCCACGCGAAGGCCTTGTTTAAGTAACGAGTAAAACGTTACTTCTTCGGAGCTGACTTCCTCCTGGTTTGACGAGCCGTCTTTTTTTTTGCCTCTTCACCGCCGGCAAGTATCGTAACCACCAAGTCCGTGAGTTCCTCAAACGTCTTTCCGTCGTCGAGCGCCCTAGAACAGAACGTGTCAAAGTCTTCCAACTCGATTTCAGAGCCGGTAAAACTGTTGTGGTTAACTACGCCATAGTAGCATAGCGCAGGCACAGCAGTAAGAGGGTCCGACTCAAGCCAAGATTGAAAGTCAGTGAATTTGACTTCCATTTTGTGAGAACACATACGAAGAGCGTTCAATGTGAGACGCATCTCGTACTTTCTGCCATCCATTTCAAAGGAGGCAGTACCATTAAGAGTGTTGGTCATTCCTATATATTAGGCCTTTTTAAGCAGGTCGTCGATACCAGCGAAAGTAGCACTGTAAGTAGCGATTTCATCGACAGTACCGCTGATTGAAATTGTATCAATCAAGGCGAGTCCAGCGTAGGTGGTGTTGTTGTCCAAATCAAACTCTAGCACCAGGTATTCGCCGGCACTCGCTACGTCAATTAGGTTACGCCCGGATTCTGAAGCCAGGTTCTGTACCAACCCTTCAGCGGTGATAGTAAAGCTCTTATCAAGCTCCTGCAAAACACCGCCAGAACCGTCACGAGCTACGTCCGTGATAGAGTTAGAGAAGTCCAAAGTACTGCTAGTAGCCGCAGCAAGGGCAGCAGACGATGTAGAGGTAAACGTTCCCGATCCGCTCGCATCAAAAACCCCGTAACGATTGAAAGTGCCATTCAAGTTCTTGACGATATACGTCCCGCTAACTGCACTTGCACTGACCATAGACGCCTTAACCAAGGCGTCGGTAGTGTCCGTGTTATTGCTGCTCGTGAAGGACAATGGCTTGTCCGTGACATTAGCGTCAAGGATTGAGACCTTGAGGTTGTTTGCGTTTAGTACAGTAGGCATGATTAGAACTTATTGAGTTTACCGTAACCGCTGATAGTAACGTTATAGGTGATGTTGTCGTCGAAACCACCACTAATAGAGCAAGACTCCAAAAGACCTTGACCAATGTATTGATTGGACGACGCCCCCAAGTCGTTTACGTTGGTTACAAAGCGAGCCAACACATATTGGCTAGCACGAGCTAAGTCCATAAGGCTTTCCCCATCGTTATCCGACTCCGTAGTCATGAAGCCATCGGCAGTAAGGTTCCAGCTTTGAGCTCCACCCACGATGTAAGTTTCGCTTGACCCGGCCCCATCACGAGCTACAACTTCATTTACAGTGTTGTTCAAGTCTAGAGAGGTGTTGGTGGCCGCAGCCAAAATAGTCAGCTCGCTAGCGATATTAGTCCATGTGCTGCTGCCATCATAATGCATGATAGCAGGCTTATTCGAGTTAGCCGTATCCGTGTGGATTACATTGCTAGAATTAATCAGCATATACAACCCCGCCGTGGACCCCGCTGCTGTCTTAGCGTTAGCTAGAGTAGAGCCTGTAGCAACTAAATATGGAGACGTACTAAGGTTTGCGTAGCTGCTCGGAAGCACATACAGACCGAGAACTTTTGATTTTACTATAGCCATGGTTAAATCACATTAGGTTTTGCGCCGAGCTTCGCGCACTAAATTAGCTACCCCATTGCGAATTCTTTGAATAGCCACAGGGATGTTTTTTCGTATTGCGGGTTGAATGAAAAATGCGCCAGAATGATGCTTTGTGCCTAGTTCAGCCCAATGAGCCCTCCAGCCAGCAAAGCGACCCACTTGACCGCCGAAAGTAGTGCGGCCCTTTCGCGCACCAACGAAATATGAAATGGTGTTGAAGTTCGATTTCTTGGACTTTTGAACTCCAAAACTTGCGCGCAACCTGCCAGTGTCTACAGGAGCCCCCGCAGCCATATCTGCTGCCATAGGCTTACCCGCGTCCTTCACTATTTTCTCTAGCCTAGCCCGGCGTTCTTTTAGCCCGAAGGCACTCCGCAACAACCTTGGGAGAGGGTCGTTGCGACTAGCACCAGTAAGGCGTATAGATACAGTCGATCTAGGTTGACCAGCCATTAGCTAGTTGGAATTGGAGCGCCCTGACTGTCACGCCAAAAAGCACGGATGCGCATACCCTCTCTACGCCCAATGGGAAGAATAGAGTAGATATTAAAGTAGGCTCCATTGTAATACGCTAAATCATTGAATTGCAGTCCGGATATATATCTGCACTTGAATTCAATCTTCATCTCGCCCACCTCCTGGTTGTCATCGCTATACTCGCTAGCACCCGCAGAAGGAGTGCCCAAATGAGTTACACGACACCGAACCCCCGACTTAAAGACAGCGCTAGTGTATATCGCTTCACCAAAAGAATCAATGCTCTTGGTTTTACGGTAGATGTCCATGGTATCGTGGAGATCCCCTGCCCTCATCAGTATTGCCTTACTGAAGCTACAAGGCGCTTCACTCCCTCTTTCACCTCGGTGGTGATTCCACCGATGTTTTCTGCCTCCCGCATGTTGTAGTAGTGACCCACTAGAAGGAGAGCCGCTTGATAGTATTGCTTGGGCAGCGCGTTGTATGCAGTCCCGGCAGCGAGGGTGATTTGAATAGCCTTCTCGTCTTCAGTATCTACATCCGTCAATAAACCATGCAGGTACCCTAGGTTTAAAATAGCCGGGTAGTTAGAGGTGTTCATCACACCCTTAAATAAAGCGCCATTGCTAATTGCAAAATATCGGGTGCTAGTGTTTGAACTTCCGTCAGTTTCCGTAGGTGTGAATTCTATGCGATATACGCCTACACTCAAGTTAGAGAAGAGCCCTGTGTAACTACTAGCTCCTGTATCAGTGTCATTGTCTGATACGAAGTCGTAAGTCTCAGTATAGAAGTTGTACCTGTATAGGTTAAAGTCGGCACTAGACATCGCGGCACCACTGCTTAGAGCACCCGTCATCGTTACGTCAATGCTAGTGGTTGCCGTATTGACTTTGCTAATACGACCTACAGGATACAAAGCCCCAGAGTCGTCGGCAAAAGCCAGGGAAGTCGTATAGGTGCTGTGCTCTACGTCATCGAGCAAAGCAGGGGTATAGTATTCAAGATTACCAGTTTTGGTAGAGCGGTACTTAATACAATTGATGCTAGTGATGTCCTGTATTTTTTGTAGACGCACAGGATCTAACATCTCATAACAAGAAAGAGTGACCACGACATCGGAAAGCCCAATGACGCGGTCACTCAAATTCTGTAGGTAATCAATCGCAGCGTTGCGGTAGATTTCCAATAAAGAGTTTTCTGTAGCATCAACCGCCCGGACGTGAGCCTGCATAGTAGCAGTGCTCAGGAAGTCCGATTCATTGTTTGAAGTGAGGCGGTCAATGCTATAGAACATTAGGAATTGGAGTATCCAATGAATCCTTTAGAACCGAGAGTAGTGAATCCACGGTACATGTTAGCGATAATCCGAACGACACCCTTGTCAGCGTCGGTGTAAGGGTCAACAATCAAATTCAAACCACCCCAACTAGCTGATACTGCCTTAGTTACGTCCATCATATAGAGGTTCTTGGCTGTCACAGTGCTGTTGATGACCGTGCCGTATCCCAAGACTGAGTTGCGGTCAGCAGGAGATGTAGCAAAGAGCATGCCGGAGCCGGCGTCCAAGCTCAAGGCACGAGCAACACGGTATCCGCCAGGAGAGGTCAGTGCGCGAATGTCCTCAACCTCAACGTTGTCACTCAACAACTGAGCTTCCAAGTCCAAGGCGTTGTAAGTAGATGCATCGTAAGCAGTGATAGCAGAACCGGGTGCGTTAATGTCCGCTGCCGCATCGATGGCCGCAACGATAGTAT